ACTTCTACATCACTACCACCAGATTTTTTTAAATATAGATCAGCGTCTACGTTTGATGCATCTTGATGACTAGCTTGTACAGTTTTTACAATAGCTACTGCCGATACAGATATAGTTAGAACTGTAGTTAAGTTAGTTGTAGTTAGATCAAATACTGAACTTTTATATTGTATTGTCATGATAAAAAATAATTAAATGCGTCTTGTTCATTTTTTAAATCTTCTTGAAAAGAAAAATTAAGTTGTTGTTTCATTGTTGTCATAGACTCAATAATTTGTCTTTGATTCTCCACATCATATTGTTGTGCTGGTTCAGGTATGTAATTAGTTAATTTAGCCATTATTTTCTAGTTTTATCTACGCCTTTTATTTTGCCTTTATTTTTTGAAGCATAGAATACAGTTTTACCTTTTTTCTTACCATATCTATCTTTCATAGATTTCATTATTTTTTTACCTTTTTTAGTAAGTGGCATGTTATCTCCTTCCGTCTGGTTGAGCGTCCATTCTAAAACTACCATAACGCCAAGTTTCTCCTGCAGCATCATTTTCTATTTTTAAAGATAGTAGTCTTCCTCTCGCTCTAGTATCTACTTTATCTGTAGTGGCTGTTATTGTAAAGGGACCTAAAGGTGAGCCTGTCTGAATATCAGAGGGATAATCCGATATAAATAATGTTACTTTAGAATTACCTACTAAAAATTTATAATCAGGCATAAATCTTCTCATTGACATAAATAGTTCTCCGTCATCAATATCAAAATCTCCAGATCTTATAAAAGCATTAATGGAAGTTCTACCTGAACTATTGACTTGATCGTTTCCTGTTTCGTGAACGTAGTATATTGATGCTCCGTATAGATTAGTAATACCTAATATATCAGGAAATACTGGAGTAGCTGTGTCTACATAATCAGTTGCATACGGTTTGATAAAGACTCCTTGATCTTGATACGTAGTTCTAGCTAATGATGAAGTAGTCCAAACATTTTCTTGATAATTATAAGTCACACATCTATCTATTTGATCCGATCCATCTTTTGGATAAAACCAATTTACTTCTGTATATAAAGAATTAGGTGAAGAATAAATAACATCGGATGCATTAAAATTAAGACCTAGGTTTCCATTCTGAACTGTAAACACAAAGTCTTCCACTAAACAAGGTAGGGCTTTGACAGTACCATCGTACATAAAAAATCCACCTTCATTAGACATCCAATAAACAGCGCCATTAACGTAAGAAGCTGCATGTTGTCCTATGCATCCACAGTTAGTACCAACTTGTCTAACACTAAAAGTAAAAGGTGGACCAACAAATTGAATTACATAAGCAGCCAGATCCGTTATTACAAAAACATAATCCTTACCTTGAAGAGTGGCTCTAATTTCATTACCAGTATCTAATCTAAAAGTTCCTGCAGTATTAGTTGCTGTTGGTGCATAAGTATTTAAATCTTCTTGGTTTGAAAATCTCACAAACATAGGGTCTTGTGTTGTTGTATCGCCAATAGTTGTTTCTGTTCCAAAATGAAATAAATGTCTATCTCTGTCAGAGACTAAAGTAAATCTAGACGCTGTAGGGTTACCAGTTGTCACAAAACCAGATGTAGATTGTGATGCTCGAATACCTCGAGCTCCTGATGCTCCAGCATTCCATGTAAAAGTTCTACCATCAAATATAGTTGCAACTAATACTTGACCAAAATTATCAAGACTCCAATTTCCTGGATCTAAAATTACATCACTAGTATCACTTTCTGTGCCCCAAGTGGAATCTCCATAAGAAGCAGTTCCCCAACCATAACCAGCAGTTTGAAAGGTTGGTCCTACTTCAACATAAGGATTAACGGTTGCAGCACCCGCTGCAGTCATACCTGTTCCTCCTTCTGCTCTTGAAGCTTGAACTGTAAACTTGTCTATATCAGGAACAGTTAATATTTCATAAACTTGTTGTAATTCAGCTGGTGTATAATCTGAATCACCTGTAACAGTTACACCTGACAAAGTCACATATCTTCCTTTAGCTAAACCATGAGAGCCTTTATTAACTTGTAAAACATTTGAGCCATTAACAGTTGTTAATGTGCATCCAGTAATAGCTGTATCTAATGGAGTAATATCAAAAAAATCATTACCATAGTATAAAAATAAACCTTGAGAGGTTCCTATAGCAGCGTAACGTTCTCCCACTAAAGAAGTCCAAGCTAGCTGTGCTCTAGCAGCACCTGGTAAAGTCTTAGATGCAGCAGTTAATTGTTCCCAACCACCTATTTTTTCAGGGGCTGTATATCTAAAACGTACAAAATCCCCATCTACCCATTGTCCGGGAAGAGCTGAAGGTACGCTTTGTTTATTAAAACCAGGTGCAAAATCTACTTTTTTTAAGGCCATAATTGTGTTATATAATAGTTTTATAGAGAATGAAAGTATCATAATTATGTATCATTTAGAAGCAATTGTTAAGATAAAAAAGGAAAATAATATAAATGATTATTGATGATAGAGTACATTTTGTACATATACCTAGAACAGGAGGTAGATTTTTACGTGATTCACTAGCATTAAATAATAATTTTTTTGATGATGAAAAAAAATTCAGTGAAATAATCCATCACATAAAAAATAATATATATTTTAAACCAAGATATTATAATTACACCACAGAAAAAACAAAAGAAAATTACTATGGTGAAAGGTTTATTTTAAATTCAGATAAGTTTCTTTTAAACACCTTTATTTTTCAAAGTGAAAAAAAATTTAATTTTAAAATTAAGAAAATATACCCCGATTGTGGCATTGATTTAAAAAATTTAGATAATTTTCACCCTCATATAGATAATAAAAATGGTGTTAAATTAAATATTCTTATAATGTTAGATGGCCCTATAGGTGTTTCTACCGGAACAGTTTTTTATACTGATGGTGAATTAGATATTCATATTGGTTTTAGACCCAATAGGGCTATATTATTTCCATCTAATTATTACCACAGTCCACATAAATGTGAGTTAAAGGGTATTAGAAGATATACTTCGACTTTGTTTATAGAAGAATATGAAGGATTAATTTAATGTTAAGAAATTTTATTTATATAAAAAATAATTTTTTATCCGATGAAGAATCCGATAATTTAATTACATTTTTTAAAAAAATACCTAACAAAGAATTTTATAAAGATGGAAAATATGAAGGAGTTTTCTTAGATGATGAATCACCTTATTTAAAAGACAATAAGTTATCTTTTTTAAAAGGTAGGTTTCAAAATGAATTAGACGAATATATAAAACTTTACCCAGAAATAAATTTTGTTTATCCTTTTTATTTAACAGAAATAAGATTTAAACACTGGAAAAAAAATAATTATTTTAATATATGGCACTCTGAGCACAGCGGACAAAATCCTTACAGAATTTTAAATTTTATGATTTATTTAAGTAATCATAATTGTGGAACTCAATTTTTAGACAAACGAGTAATAAAATCTGAAAAAGGAAAGCTGGTGATTATGCCTTCTTATTTTACTCATACACATAGAGGTATGCCTTGCCCTGAAAAAAAAGATAGATACGTGTTGAGCGGATATTTTAATTTTAATAAAATAGAAAATAATACTTATGAATGAAAAAACAGTAAATATAAATAACTTTATAGGTATATACGATAACTACATTACTAAAGAAGAATGTAATAAAGCTATTAAATTATTTGAAGATCAAAATAATTTTAACAATACTATTAATAGATTAGGTTTTGAAAAAGCATCTATATTACAAAAACAAGATCAACAATTTTTTGCAGCTCGAAACAATGTGAATGTATGGTGGGAATCTTTAAAACCTATGATAATTAATTTTGATTTAGCTTGGAATCATTATATTAAAAACACAGGAGCTTCTGATGCTTATGGAGTTCCTTTTTATTTTACAGATTTAAAAATACAAAAAACTTTACCTACAGAAGGCTATCATATTTGGCATATAGAACATAATAAAGGTTATGAAAATGAGCCACGAGCTTTTGTTTTTTCTATATATTTAAACGATGTAGAAGAAGGTGGCGAAACAGAATTTTTACATTTTTCTAAAAGAGTAAAACCTAAAACAGGTAGAATAGTTATATGGCCTGCTGGTTTTCCATATTTGCACAGAGGTAATCCACCTTTATCAGGTGATGGTAAATATATATTAACTTCTTGGATGATGTTAAGATAAATATGACAAATTTTCATATTTTAATTAAAGATAATTTTTTTGAAAAAGATTTATTACATAAATTACAAATAAATGTAATGCAGCTTAAATTTGATGCGCAAAGTAGTGGTTTTTTTAGAAAAGGAAAAGGTCTAAAACATACTAATTATGATAATAAAAATCATACTTGGTTTTCTGTTCCTGTAGAAGAAGATGTAGAAAAAATTATAGAAGATAAATGTATAAAATTATTTAACAAAAAATTAAAATTAAATTTTTGTTTTTACACTATTTTAGGAAAAGCACATCCGATGCCCCATTGTGATTTAAAAGAAACTTGTCACTACCAAGCTGTTATTTATATCAAAGGTAATAAAGAATTAAATAAAGGAACAGGTTTTTATAGTAAAGATGAATCTGGTTTAGAATTAAATACACATGTAGGATTCAATGAAAACAGAGTAACTATATGGGATTCAAATACATGGCATACACCATTAAATTTTGCTTCTGATGATACAACCAGGAGGTATTCTATAATATGTCAGTTTGAAAAATTAAGATGAGCTATAAGAAGTAGGTCTTGATCCTAATCTAGCAATCTTGTCGGCTTCACTTTCACCTTCTACATTATCTGCATCCCAATTTGATTGTAGAACTGATAAATGATGTGTATCCCATCTAGTAATAAAATCTTCAAAGTCACCTAAGTTAGCATCTTCCCAAGTAGAGTGTGGAGTTTCATCTCTATATTCTACACAATCATTAAGGTTACTTGTACCATATTGGATTGCCCAAATATTAGAAAATTTAGATTGACTCCAAAAAGAATCATCAGAAATATTATATGCAACCCCTTCTGAAGCACCTTCAGCATGATTTTTAATAATTATTTTGTCTTCAAATACTATTGTCCATTGTGCGTTTGTTGCCATATTTTCTCCTAAGTCTTAATAATATAAATAATTGTTAAATAAGGTTGTATAACTGAAGTTGCATCTCCACTAAAGTTTGCGCTCATGTTGTGAGAGTGACCACCACCTGAACCTGTACTACTTGTTGCAGGATTAACTTGAGATAGTTGAGGTCTGTCAATTGATACATTTCCTCCACCAGTCTGATTTGAGTTAGATACTGTAAAAGTATGTGTGTGACTTGCAAGTTGTGAAGTTGATAATGTAGCATTAGCTGTTGAACCTCCAACGTTTCCAGTTGAAGTTACAGTGTTTGCTCCACCAACAGATGCTAAAGCTTTGTTATTAGATTTTCCAACCGGTACGTTATCTTGTAAATCAGGGACGTTAAAATTACCGCCTCCTGGATCACCGTAAGTTGTGCCAATGATTGCAAATAAATCTGCGTAAGTAGATTGACTTACTGCCTGTCCATTACACTCTAAGAAACCTGATGGAACAGAAGAGTCTGACCATGGAACGATTGTTGCTGTAGGAATTCCTTCAATACCTGTAAGGTTTGCTCCATCAAAATCGTATTTTGTTGCTTCGTAATTTGACATATTATTTCTCCGTGTAAGTCCATCCTGTTGTAGCGTCGCCTGAATATACTAATCCAAAAGCTGCACCTTGAGTATTAACTACAAGATCAGATGCTGCATTAGCTATATTAGAAGAGTTTCTACC